GTCGCGCCTCGTATACTGTCTCTTTTTATCCGGTTGTGCGGCTACGGCTACAACTTCTGAAGCAATTTCTACAACAAATTGCTGAACCTGAACATCTAGCAAACGCTTCGCTTCCAAATTAGCTCTAAGATTCTGTAAATCTGCACGGCTGAGAGGAGTTGGGTCCATTTATTTGAGGATTACATCGCAAACTTTAGACCACCTAATCCATTGCTGATTTCTAAGAAGTTCAATGTCTCTACAAAAATCTGTAATTCATACGTATAATTGGCTAAAAATGGTATTGGTTCAACATCTATGTCCATTTCTAACCGGTCAATACGGCTAATATTGAGCGTGCCTGTGGGCTGCTCGACGGAACTGCCGTTTAGAGCAAAACTATACGTATGAATCGGCCACATTTCGCCCTGTGTGGCAAGACCGTAATCACCAAAGGGCATGCCATCGCCCTTTAGAGAGCGGTATGGAACATAGGTCGTAAAATAATCGGCATCAAGCGTGTCAAAGAGCGGTTGCCCATTTGCAGTCAAAAATGTATTACGTAAAATACGGCGCTGAAGACCCTGTACGTTGAGACCACTCGCTCCTATTGGTATAGGTGTTGTGCCTAGCAAATAATACGTTGGATAAGCACCGGCTTGACCATGTGTGATTGCGCCAGACGTATATGGGCCTATGGGTGTGGCTAGAGGCCTTGCTTGACCCTGCGTATTAATCCAGTTCGTTAGGTTCGTGGACTGATTACGACTTTGTATGGCATCACTACGCCTTGCAAAAAATACGATTCGCGTTGAAATATTATGTACATCTAATCGATACGTATTTCTCGATGTTATACCGCTGTAAATGAAATTCTGTACCTGTCTAACATTGTAGCGTATTGATTTATTAGTGAAGACGCGCTGTTCCTCAGGAGTTACAAAGGTATACAGTGCTTCCAACGTCATATTGAGAGGCCAGCCATCGGCAATAGGTGTGGCTCCAGAAATATCAGTTAGGAAATATTTCATGCTGCCACTGATATCTGAGACCGTCTTGTACAAGTTATTGAGTGTATTTGGAAGCGGGCCGTATAAGAATGGGTTCCATACTTGTGTGTACTGGTCTGAAGACATATAGGGAACTGTCCAGATATTAGACCGCAGACGGACACCTGTAGGATCTAACACAGTATACAAATCTCGAATAGGTCGAAGCTTGATTTGTATCTCAGCTTCATGATACTGGAGTGCAACGAGAGGAAGACTATTACTAATATAGTCTGAAAACCAGAGACCTAAAGGCACACGGACAATACGTCCAGGAATACTTGCAGCGTTGTTTTGTATAGGATTTGGAACCTGTGTTGAGCCACGCCAGCCTAGAACATTCGGATACAAATTTCCTGGTGCAGCGTACACCCCATTTGCAGGATCAAAACAGTCTGGAACATCTCCCACAAGGCTACGCCATTTCTGGTAGGATGTATTATCATTGTCTAGAGCCGCACGAGCCGAGATCCAGTCACTATTAAATTCTTGAATTTTTGAACCTCCTATCGTGAATGTAACTGTATCGATGATACGAACACCGATTTGGCGCACCCACGCAAACTCGTATAGTCGGTCTAAGGTAAAGGTCGTATTTCCCTGTTGGTCTTTTTTAGGTTTAAGATAAGCCTTACTAAAAATATCGGGAAGAGTGAACCTTAATACAAGGTCAGATAGCAAATCGCCCTGTCTGGGTATCTTTGCTTTCACAAGGATAGGTGCATCTAGTTGAAGAGCGTCAGGGCCGTCCATGGGAATTTGGAATGGTTCCTGAGAGAAATGGGTATAATGCATAAATGCCTTATAAAAGTTCGTCATTTGTGGATTACCATTTACAAACTGGTTTTCATTGCCGTAGCAAACTAGACTAAGTAAACCGCCAGGCATATCTACTACGATTAATTAAAATACATTTAGCTGTAAACCGTAGAGAATGGATACATCCAGCAATGTTCTGGATACTGCCCCGAAGACGTTTTTAAGCGACTGGCGAGTATGGACTATGGTTGTAATCGTTTTAACTGGTGCAGTTCTGTTCTATATGAATAATACAGCTTGGACCTCGAGCCCATGGTTCTCGGAGCGCTATCAGGAAGGTGTAGGTTTATGGGACTGGTTGCCAAGATGGATACGAAATGACGACTTATCAAACAATATAGTCTCTTTGGAACCAGCACCTTCAGCGCCGCCAGCTGAACCCCAGGTAGAAAGAGAAACCTGGTGCCTAGTCGCCGAAGACTTCGCCGGTCGCTATTGTGTAAAAGTCCCTGGTCCCCAGAGCTGCACACAAGAACGATCTTATTTATCACAAGACCAGTGTACTTTGACGCCTGGAATGCATTTACCTGCTGGACCTGTTAAGAACGGAGGAGTGTCTATGGAAATGCTGAGTACACACGGAACACAGTAAAAGTATCCCGAATAGTAGGGAATGAGTTTGTTTGAACAACTCGGCAATAAGGTCAGTTATCTTATTCATAGTGCGACCTATGATCCTGAAGCTGAGAAGTTTGCGAAAGAGAAAAAGGCTAAAGCTGACGCTGATGCAGCGGCTTTAGCGAAAGCGAAAGCAGATGGAGATGCTGCAGCTGTAGCCGCTGCTCAAAAGAAGAAGGACGATTCTGATTCAGCCGCTAAAGCCGCTGAAGAAAAAGAACGAGAGACCTTTGATATTAGTCGTGCTATCGGACGAGCTCTAGGAACGGTAATGCAAATCGTGTCAATCTTTTTACTCATTATTTTAGGTGTGTATGGAAGCAGTCTTGCTACAAATTTGAATGTGTACCAAGATTGGCCTGTTCGTGTTTTATACGCCATTTATGGCCTTTTCTTTTTCTGGCTAGTCATACCCTATGTATTAGGATACAGATGGTATTGGAAGGGTATTCGGCCAAGATTTTACTCACTAATTCCTTTGGTTCCTTACCATTTTGACAATTACTACGCATCATTATTATTTAGCTGGATGAGTTTCAAGCCCGATGATGTAATTGCGGATTTGAAGGAGTGGAAAAAAGTATAAAATCAAAGTAGTAAATAATGGGTTCTTGTTTTAGTGCACAACAACGTCCGGAACCGACACCTGTTTACCAGCAAAAAGAGGTTTATTATGCACAGCCAGTTACTTATGCACAGCCTGTTATGTACCAGCAGCAGCCTGTTATGTACCAGCAACAGCCTGTTATGTACCAGCAACAGCCTACTATGTACCAGCAACAGCCTACTATGTACCAACAACAACCTGTTATGTACCAACAACAACCTGTTATGTACCAGCAACCTGTTTATCAACAACAGCCTATAAGCACTGGAACAGCGATTGTAGGTGGAATGCTTGCCGGAGCAGTTTTACAAGATATACTTGACTAAATTTATGTTCTTTTGTTCTTCTTTGTCTTTCCTGACTTCTCGTCACGGATACGCTTCCTAGTCTTTGCGAGTTTCGCCGATGCACCCGCCGACGTATGTTCAATAGCATATACAGCTTCTTCCAAAGTTCCTGTATAGCCCGGTATAGGAAGTGTAGCAATCTCCGCCTTCTTTGCTTCTTTAAGTTCCTCTTTTAAGTCGAAGTCCTGACGGTCATAGTATTCCTTTGTTTTGGACGCTTCGCAATTCGCTAACTTCTCTCTGAAATAACAGACAAACGTAAGTCGTTGAAACTTGTGCTCTGTGCCCTTTACGCCCGTTTCAGGGTCTCTTGTGCGTATTTCAGGTAAAGTCTTATTGTATTCCTTATCCTCCTTTGTTTCAATAAATGGTGAGTTCGTATGCCATTCGTGTACATCCATAGCTAGGAAATCTCCGCTTCGAACATCAAATCCGACTTCGTAGCGTGGAAACATAGTGATAGCACCATGGTACTTGCCCCATTCAATCACCGTAAGGTTACCGAACCCCTCCTTAAAGTCACCAGCGTCCTGGTGAAGCGCTGTACGAAAATTCATGTTCACAGTCAGTGTAGAGAACGCAGTATCATCAATACGATAAAGAGGTTGCTTCTTTACAGCCGCTAGTTGCTTTGCATAGGCGTCGGGAACAAGTTTCTTAAATTGCTCATCGATTGCCTGAATAAAGGGTAGTCCGTGTAAGTAATTCTTTAGAGCGCCACGAGTATAACTGGTCATGCGGCAGGCGGCATCTAGGAAAGCAGTCGATTCGTAATATCCTACAACGCCGGATGCCACAACATTATTGACACGCATTTTACTGGGTTTACCGTTCTGGATATACCGTGTAGACCATTTATCGGTCTCGACTGGCTTCCGCTTGCTCCAATACTTCCCCTTCATATCAATGGGTCCAGCGGCAGCGCCACGATTACGGCTTGGATTGGATGCAAGACGGAAAGCATCCCAACCGAGCTGTACAGTTTCCTTTGGTATCACCTTCTTTCTAAATTTCGCTAAAAGATATTCTTTTCCATCCTCTTCCAAACGGTAGATATCAGCATCGTAGTCGACAACTGTCTTCACGGCCTTTTCATCGAACCAGGTACCTTCGTATTTTTTAGCAAAGTCGTCTTTCGACAAAATGGGTTTCACCACAATCTTCTTGACGGGCATCCTTACTACTTCTTAACATAATGATTATAGGCATATGTTGCTGTAGCTCCTACGATGACACCGGCTAAAGCGGCTAAAGCCATTGTAGTCCAACTATTCGGCTGCTCATAAAACGTTAGGGTAGACATATTGTGGAGTTTCTTAACTTGTTCTATATACTGTTCCCATGTCAGAACTGGTTTATTCAGCTGTGTATTCACATTATTGTGTACATCGAAGAGCCATTTAATGAGTGCATCACGACTGTTTACATGATTTTCAACAGGATCATCTTTTAAGAATTTACTGTAATGGGCTCTGCAAATCGGGCAAGGGATCACGAATTCTAAGCTTCTGAAGAACTGGACTACTGCCATTTGTTCTTCCTTTGAAGGATTTGGTGTATACCCGAGGGTAACAACATGCATAGTTGTCCAAAACAGCGGTCCCCAGACGGTGGGTGCCATACCAATCATAGGAAACGATTGACTCATCTTTCTGTCTTTTTAAATATGTTTTATTAGGTATCTAAACGTGAAAACTCTAAACTACATAGTTTAGAATACACTATGGAGTGTGTAAATTGTGGCAAGTTAGGACATACTTTCCGGGATTGTAGAGCGCCTATAATGTCATTTGGTATCTGTGCTGTGAAATTTATTGATACTGTTCCTTATTATTTATTAATACAGCGACGTGATAGCTTAGGATATGTAGAATTTTTAAGAGGAAAATACAAACTTGATAACCCTGACTACATTGCGCTTTTATTAAATGGTATGACAGCCGATGAACGACAAAGATTAATTACGAACGGATTTGATAAACTATGGGAAAATTTATGGAATAGTCAAAATACACGTCAGTATCGTAATGAATATGAAACAGCCAAACGTCATTTTGAAACACTACGCACAACAGGTGATATTAAGGGGAAACTTCTTCATTCCTATGTCTTGGGTGCATTAACCGAATGGCCATCACCCGAATGGGGCTTTCCTAAGGGCCGACGTTCTCTAGGTGAAACTGAGCTGGCCTGTGCTATACGAGAATTTTCTGAAGAAACAGGTTTATCAAAAAGTATACTTCACGTCTGTTCCGGTATGGATTCATACGTTGAGCAGTATATCGGTTCGAACGGAATTACTTATAAACAAGTGTATTTCTTAGCTGTTTGTAAAGCGGATATTGAAGCTTCAGTACAAACAAGCAATAAAGTTATGGTTCGAGAAGTTGGAAACATAGGCTGGTTTCAATTCGAAGAAGCTCTAGCACATCTTCGTGTTACAAATGCTGAGAAACGTGCTGTATTAGTAAAGCTAAATTCAGACATAACGTCAGCAGTGGGAAAGGAGAAGGTCTTAACCGCACTCGATTGGGTATCTGTAAAATACTCGCCTTGAATAGAATGGATATCCAACAGTATATCCGTGATACAAACAGGGGATTTAATCCCGTGTTTGTAAAAGATATCTTTGAGAAAAAGACACAAGAACAGTTACTTGCTGATTGGTCGTCCACCATAAATCCTGCTATTGACTACGCAGTACGTGATAGTTTAATAGAAGGAATGCGCAGACAATCGGTTCGTCCTAGTACATGGTTACGAGAACGTGATGTAGGTACTGGTCTCTATCCTGATATCGAAGACCCCGATTTTGCTTCTTTATTATATAAGAAAACAGAATTTGCGTCTCTAGCCTCAGTTCTAGCACCAGAGGAAACCTGTGAACAATCGCGATCTTATTTTGAAACTACACCTGTTCAACGGCTTGTTGCGAGGTTCTTACATCCCAATACTCCTTACAATGGTATCCTGTTGAACCATGGCGTCGGTGTAGGGAAAACATGTAGTGCCGTAACAGTTGCTGAAACGTTTCTTGAATATATGCCTACTCACACAGTCTTTATTATCTGTCCTCAA